CACAATCCAGACTCATTTTTAGTCTTAACCTTGCAACGTTTTCCGTCAGCTTTTATGTGAGAGCATTGCTTCTCTTCGTTGCCTTGCGGCACTCGCTCGTGAATAGTACAGAAAGATTTACCTTCAAGTGGTGTTTTGCCGCAACGCTCGCCATTGTCCTTGACGTGAGCGCATCTTAACTCTTCTTCTGGGACACCTCTATCTCTATCTTCCTCTAGGTCTCGCTCATTTTCTTCGACTTGCTCGGCGTTCTCTCTTTCTCTTTCTTGTCTACGCTCTTCTGCGCGTTCTTGTCTACGTTCTTCTGAAGCAGCTTCTCTTTCCTCTCTGACTTCTTGTCTGGCTTCTTGCAGCTCTGCATCTTCAACTCCAACATCCCACTTACTCCAGCCAAGTATTAACGCTGCTCTTTGCCAAGGCTCAAGACCTTCTTGCATAGCAACTTCTATGTTTGATGCCTTGTTCATTAATCTAGCTAAAGGTATATTAGCAGTGGCTTCGACAACATTACCAAATACGTTCCAAGCTGGGTTATTAGGGCTCCAGTTCATCTTGTCTATCATCTCTTCGTTGTACTCGTAAGTCTTAACAGCGTTCATGACCTTACGTAACTTGCTACCCATAGGTGGTGATAAGTTGATAACCTCCTGCGCAACCTTACTCCAGTCTTGCTTGCCGAAACCTTTTTCGTGTTCTTCAGCCCACTTGAGTATAACGTTTTTAAGAGTTGCTGCTGCTGCACCATATATACCAGTACCTCGCAACAGTGAATCAAGCACACCGTTGGCAACTCTATTAGCCTTGCGCTTTTCGTCCTCTTCATCGTCGTCATCACCAAACAACGCGAACATGAGACCAGACTGCAGTGCACCAAACAAAATGTTCTGCATAACGCCGTAGTAAACGACTCTAGATATATTAGACTTAAGATCGCCTCTGCCGTTTATAATATCAGACAAAGCTTTCTTTGTCAAACGTGTCATCTGCATAGGCGTATTCTGCCAAGCGAGAATCAAACGACCAAGTGTTCCGGCTTGCTGCTTAGAGATAAGGTCAGGTCTTGACGACTGCTGCGTTTCCTCAGCTATTTCTTGGAAGTCCTCAAAAGCTTTAGCTTCTGCCTCAGCTTTGCTCAAACCTTCTTTAAGGTATTTATTGACCCTGTTTCTATAGTAGGTAGAACCGCCAAGCGCTATAGCAAAGCTATCCGCGATTTGCGTAGGCGTAAAACCAATGTCGAGAAGCTTTGATATAACTGCCTCAACCTTGCCTCCACCACGTGCTGCAGCTTCAGAAAGTTCGGCAGCGCTGACGTCAATCTTCGTGCCGGCTCTTCTTTGCTTAAGCATGTCAGAGTTGTATAGCATCGCAAAATCAGCCCAAAACTGTTTTTGGTTAGCAAACGCCTTAGCCGCAGCAAATATATTGTTATCAGCGAAGTTTATAAAGTTTACAGTCGACAGTGTTTGAAGTAACGCAGATCTAGTGTTGAAGAACATGACCGTTCCAACAGAGCCGTTGATCCAGTTTAAGAAGCTATTGACCTCTCTATCGTTACCCTTAGGTCGGTTCGTACCGTTCTCCATGCGATAAAGAATATCCTCGAGAGCTTCACGGAATCTAGTTCCGTATATAGCTTCGATTTTATTCATGTTATTCTCTGAGAATATTAGGTCTTTATTGGCCTTCCATTCCGCCAAGAATGTTGCTCTCGCTCCTTTAGTTGCATCAACAAGATCTTGCCCAATGCTTCCCGCGGTCCAGTACTCACTTGGCTTTACATATCCTTCTTTTTGCCTAGATATATTAGAGAGCACCATAGCAAAGTTCACGAGGTCTTCGTCCATGTTCACCTTAGCAACCAGAGCTTTCACTTCAGACTCACTTATGCCTGGTATTTTAATGCCATTAGCCTGCCATAACCAAACCCTTATAGCGTGCTCGGTAGTGTAATTTCCAACACCAATAGGCTTCTTGAATCTTTTCACGACGTCACGCCCTGCTTTTTTAAGCATAGCGTAATCCTCAGACATTCTCTGGCGGTATGTATTTAACTGCCTTATACCGGTAGAGAACGGATCAAGGAGTTTTTCCTTGAAGAACTTCATTTGCGCATCACCTTCCTTGCCTTTACCAAGGAAATTGTAAAGCAAACCTTTGAAGTCTTCAGCGGACGGAGGTACGAAGAATCTGAATCTTCCTTTGCTTCTACCTATTATTGAAGCTTGCGCAGCGGATATTTGCTTAGCCGCTGGCATGCCTTTTACCTGCTCAAGTATGTTGCTAAAATCAGACTCTGCCGTCTTGCTAAACTTAATAAACGCCTGAACAGTCTTTCCTTTAATATCAAACTGGTCGAACACGGTTTGAACAGCCTTGACGTTAGAGAAAGCATCGTCAACAAAGTACATATCGTTGTAACCTTCATTAAACTTCTCTAACATCCACTCAGCCTTAGCCTCTCCACGACTATCACCAAGTCCAGTTATGTTCTCTAACGGAATATCTATGCCTTTAGATTTTAACCATTCGTGTATAGGCATTGCAGCCTCTTGCTGCCTTGCTGTAAGTATAAACACATCTTTAGCGCCAAACTGCCGTATACGCTCCCTCATCTTGTCCAAGAAAGGACCTTCTTTTCCGCCACGCACTTGTGCAAAATCAGAAAAGTCAAAGTCCCATCCTTCTTCAGCAAGAGCCGGTCCTTTCACCGGCCATTGATCAGAGCTAATTTTTATTGTCTGATCGCCTTTGGTTGCAGTAATAAAATTCTTGCCATGTATAATGAGGGTTTCATCAAAGTCAAAAGTCGACATCCCACGAGGAGTTACTTCAGCGGCTTTAGAAAATTTAAGAGCGACTTGATTTATTATGGCAGAGCCTTTTTCGTTAATTTTACCAGTCTGCAGCAAGTTGTTAGCGTCGACGAAATCTTGACCAATAATCTCTCCAGTCTTTATATTTCTTATAGCGACAACATTCTCGCCAAACATCAGTTTGTTATAGTACCGTCTCCAGTTTTCATCTCCAAGCTTAAATGGACCTTCCACGCTACCATCTCTAAGGCCATTAGCAATAAGAGCCTTATCCATTGTTTTCGGTATAATAGCAACTTCGTAATCGTCCCAGAAATCGCTTGGTAGTTTGCCGGCTTGAAGATAAGTGTCTATCATCTGATAAATCTTGGCGTTAGTAGGAACCATATGTTCATACTCCATTTCTTTACCAGCCTTTTTAATATCCATGTTTTCAACACCAACGGCTATGTAAGCTAGGTTAGCTGCTCTTTTCATCGGTGAGTTCATGTTTGAGCCAAACATTTTTGTCAGCATGGCTAAATCACCGTAGTCAAGGAAACCTTCTTTTATTCCATTAAGATAATATTCGGTCACAGCTTGGGTAGCTTCTCTAGCTTCTTTAGCTTGTTCAAGTCTACCGTCGTAGTCTTGGTCTTTAATGCCATTAGAAGATTTTTCAGCAAAGTTTTTTCTAGAGTCTTTAGCGACTTTGATTTCAGCCTCTGTTATACCTAACGTGCCGTAATAATCACTGGCAGACACAAACACTTGACCTCTGTTAGTCCCTACTTTACCCTTGCCTTCTATTACAACTCCATCTTTAACGGTAAATTTTCCATCCCCTATTTTTGCTGAAGAAGCATATTGACCCTTCAACATAACCATGAGTTGCACGGCTTTTTGTCTACCAAGTTTTTGCTCTAGTTCTTCAAACAATCCTCTAGCAGCGGATCTAGCTCTATTTATTCTTTCTTTATTGCCATACAGTGCCGATATAGATTTAAATCCATCTGGTAAAACATCTCCAAGAAGATCAGATATTCCTTTATCTAGAACGTCTTGTTCGGACATAAACTTAACGTAGTTCTGTACATCTATTTCTTTGGTGGCAAACTCTTGAGATTTGTCTTCTATAGCCTCATAGTCTTTTGCCCACTTAGCAATTTTGTTCGCCGTAGAAAGTATTTCTTTAGAAGATAACTCATCTCCATATATTTCTTTTAACTTAGCCTTGACAGCTCCAACGTTGTTCAACTTCAGACCGTTTCTGCTAGCCTCGAGCAATTCGTCTAGTTTAGAGAAATAAACGCTCAAGTTCTCGGAGTTGATAGATCTACTAAACGCCAAGGAAGCGGTTGCTGCCTTGCTGAACTTTATGCTCGGGTCTCTGTCAATGGCCTTGCTGACCATAGCTAAATCATTTTCAGCCATTTCAAGACCTTGTAACTCAAGTATACCTTTCCTTCTCTCTCTAACTTCTGGGCTTTGTATAACCTCAGCCGTGGCATCAAACGCTAGCTCAACGCCAATTTCCATGGCAAGTTTGTCTTTGCGAGTACCAAGCGTTGATCCACCTATTTTGTAGCCAAGGATATTATCCATGTCCTTGCCTCTAAAGAAGGCTAATACCTGCTCTGAAGTTGGTGTAGCTTTTTTAGTATGAAGTTGAGGTCCGGAAAGTCTGTTTGTGTCTTTAGGTAACTTACCTTCGCTGATTAATTGATCAACTTCAGTGGGTTTTGTTATACGTCTTGATTCCGTAAATATTCTTTTAGATGGTTCAAGATTACGCTCCATCTGAACAAGCGTTGATACTGGCAATGCTTCGAATATAGCTTCGAAATTGTCTACCAAAAAGAACTCAAAATTCTCTCTAGTGCCCATTAAATCTTGTATAGGCTTTTTCAGCTCTCTTCTAAAAGCTTTTTCAAGCTCTGATTTAAACTGCTTATTATCAGTGCTAGGAAGTTTTGTTCCAAAGGTTTTTATAACAGCATTTCTAACGGTTTGCATCATGGCCTCATCAAGACCAATGTCTCTACGTAGTTTAGAATATCTGTCTCTTGCCTCTTCTGTCTTTTGAGTTATGTCGCCTAGAGTTATCGAGTCGATGCGGTCCATGTCTGTGTCTGCATCGGCCTCAATTTGGATTAATGCTGCCCCGTCGCTAGTAGTTGCGTCAATATCAACAGCTCTAGATTCTTCTGTAACCTTGTATTCCCTGTTATAAACGTTACCAGCCTTATTAGCTATCTGAGAATTAATCCAACCAAATAAGCTGTCATTTATTTCTGGATTGAAGTTCTTGATATGGCTAGCGAGCTCAGCATATACTTTAGATATAAATTCTCTGGTGTCAGCTGGACTCATTGGCACTTTAAGCTTAGATGCTATGAGACGGTCAAGCATACCTTCATCTTGCATTGTCTGCAGGGCGAAGTTACCACCAACTTCTTTCCAAGTTTCATTCGTCCAGCCCATAGCACCGCCAAGGTCATTAACCATGTCTGTAACATCGGCCGCAGACGACTTCATCACGGTCTGGGCTATCTCACCTTTAGCTGATATGAGCTCGTTTATGTCAACTGTGGCTAATAATTCTTTACCTACCTTGACACCTTCCTGGGCTACTTTAGCTATTCCTTTGTTAAAGAATATGCTGTTTCTAGAAGCTTGGAAATCAGTTATAAAGTTAAATACATCTTCGGCATTGTTAAATTGAATATCCTTCAGTCCAGCCGACTGCATAACCCTACGCATTGCGTCACCAAGCTTTTGGTTACCTGTTCTTTTTATCTTAATATCACCTGTAGCTATAGCGTCTAAAAACAAAGTAAGCTTTTCTTCTGCTCGGACGGAAGAAGGAGAATCTTTATAAGCTTTTAACCTAGCCTTCATAGTGGCTCCTTCAACCTGGTCTAGATCCATTTTATCTAGATAATCGTCTACGGCTTTACCCATGGCGAGAGCAGCTCTAGGATTATCAGCTAGCGTTTTCTTAAGTACTGAGTGCATTAACTCGTGGTTAACGACGTTTATACCACCAGTTTCAGCAGAAAGCTCAGTATTTATGAAGATATTACCAGTAACGTCAGATACAAATCCTTGTGCCCCGCCGATATTGTCTAGTGAGTATGAATTAGTATCTTCTTTAGCTTTTTCTAATTGATTTATTTCTCTGCGCAACTTAGCGGCGTCTGCTCCCTCAGCGCTTTTAAGCTGCTCACTTTTTGTAGCTAACTGGTTTTCTATATACTCTAGTTCTGTCTTTTTAAAATCATCTACTTGTTGTTGTAGATTCTTATTATTTGCTCTAAAAAACTTGACTGGCTTTCCAGTAATTTTTTCTATATCTTTTTGAGCTTTAGTGGTAGATCTTTCTATTTGATCTAAGTTTTCCTGCTTGTTGGCCTTAGCTATAATCTGATCTTTAGCGGCCTTAAAGCTTTGCATACGATCAGAGTTCTTTTGCTGCAGCTCTCGTACTTGTTCTTGACTAAGAGACGGATCGGCGGCTATATCTTTATTTGACTGTCTAAGTCTAGCTAACTCAACATCTATATTGATGAGAGCACTTCTAGTCTCGGCGTCCATGTTTTGAACGCCATTCATGGTCTCATTGACCAGCGTTGTATGTCTAGCCACGAGACTTTCAATATCGGCCTCAATACCTTTTCTATTTTCCTCAGAAAGCTCTACCGTGTTCAGTATTCCAGTCTTACGCTGCAGTTCTTCGCTTATACTAGCAATCTCAGCGGATACGTCAGAGGATTGGAAAGCCTTAACTAAGTTTTTGCCTATAAGCGGAGACTTATATACAACACCACTCATGAACAAGCCACTAACAAAGCTTTCATCCATGCCTTGGAGCAAAGAAACATCTTTGCCCATAACAAACCTATCCGTTATATTATTACCAAGCTCAGCTAAACTTTCAGAAAAACCTTCTTCAATAGGGTCGTAAAAGTTGTTGTACAGTCCGCTTTTAGTGAAAAAATTTCTTTGTAAGAAATTCTTAAAGCCGCGCTGCATTGGCACGCTAGACGCCATCATGTCCTTGACGAACTTAGCTTGACCAAGAGTTACTTTCTCTGATAAACCTTCAAATGTACCAGACAATATGGCAGCCGAATACTGCTGAGCCTTAGTATACTTAAAGTTATGCATTGGGTGGTCTTCCGGAAGATTAGCGTATGCACGCATTTCTTCCTCTATATCATGAAACTTACCGCCCGCCGCAGATGCGCCCAATATAAATAAAGAAGCCCCGCCAGTACCAAACGTCACGGCAGTGTTAGCAGCTTGCGTTGTAACAAGATTACCGAACCATTCGCCAAAGTCTTCAGCGTTTTCAATATCACTAAATTCACTTGGCTTCTCCATGTTATTGCTAATGGAAGCATCCCAAGCCCACAATTGATCAACCAGTTCACTAGTTGGGTCTTCACCAGTGACGAGCTGTCCTATAGAACCGTATATATCTCCAGTTGCTACTTTACCTAGAGTACCTAAACCGAGTTCTATAGAAGATGCGTATGGCTTAAGCGAGTCAGGAAGCATCGGGACCATATCGCTAAATAAGTCAGCTGGTACGTCCTGAACCATTTCATAAGCTTGAACTAATCCAGCTCCAAGCTTCAATCCACCACTAGCAAGACCCATAGCCAAGTTAGCACTCCAGCCGTAATTACGACCCATAGCATCTAAATACTTATTAAGATCTTGTTCTTTACCGTTAAAACCCTCCATAGCGTCTTGAACCCTACCAAACGCCCTAAGATATGATTCGCGCTCTTTTTTAAGTTGATCTGGAGGTAATCCACCTCCGGCGAAATACTCATCAGTCAACTTCGTGAATTGAGACTTAAGCGCATCAAGCTCTTTGTTAGCAGCGTTATATGACTCTTGATCTTTGTACTGCACAGAAACTATCTTCTCCATACGTGCATTAAGATCTTCTAACTTGCTATTTAACAAATCAAGCGCGTCGTACTTAAGCATCAGGCCTTTCATGCCATTTACGAGCGCGTTTTGTCTTTTGATAAGCTTGGCTTTCTCTTCATCTAACTGGCTTATAGCGTTCATGGCCAGTTCTTCCTCTTGTTTTTGGGACTCGCTTCTAGTGGCACCGTGCCACGCAGCTCTATCCTCCATCTCTTCCTCGACGTTCTTGTCGAAATACTCGTCTTCGTATTTACCAGCGAGTTTCTCAACTTTAGTCCGCTGTATTGTTTCGTCATCGATGGTTTGTAACCAGTCGTAGTACTTATCAGTGATCCTACCGTCGTCGTCATACTGTCTAATACGCTGATCAGATGGTAATCCTTCATTATGAGCAGCCAGCAAGGAATCATATACTTCGTTACTTAACTTACCTTTTTCTTTAAAATTAGCATCTAATCTTTCTTTAGCTTCTTTATCTCGAGCTACGTTCTCTGGAGTAAGGCTAAAACCTCTTTCAAGAGTTTTCCACATGCTATCAAAGAAACCTTCTTCTTCTTCTTCACTTCTAACTTCTTTCTTTATAGCTTTAATATCTGTAGCGTTGCCACTATCTAAATATGCAACGCGTTCTTCAGCCCTGGCTTTTGCTTCGGCTCTCTGCTCTTCAGTAGCGTTATATTGTCTATGCTTCTCAAGAGCCGCAGTCACATAATCCAAAGAACCATCCTCCGAAGACAATGCCGTATCTTGCTCTATTTTTTCCGCCTCTGTCTTTGTTTTCGATGGTTGTTGCGCTGGTTTCGACTCCTCGGTCGCGCTCTCCGCTGAGCCATTTGTCTTTCCCAACAATTGTGCGTTTGGAAATTTTGCTAAAAAATCTTGCTCTCGGTCAGAAGATACTCTGTACTTCTTACCGTTTACTAAATACTCTTTTACCTCCATGTTACTGTTTCGTTAGTTACCCGTTGTTGTTGTTGTGGAATCCCAGTCGGTATTTACTGTTGGTTCTATTACTTCTCCTTCTCTAGAATCTTTAAATTGCTTTTTAAAGGAGTTTGTTATATAATGCGCTAAGTAGTCATCAAGTTTGTTGCTATTGATTAATTCTTTAGCTAACTTCTTGGCGTCATCTTCTGTTATGGTGTTGTCTTCAGGTGTTGGATCATCGATAGCTTGTATGCCAAACTCTTGATACGTCGCCTTTTGCAGGGCTTCTATAAGATCTTGATGAAAGCTATTGCCATTGCCACCACCTAATATAGGATTGTACGCTAGCGTTTTAGAATCATTATTTTTTATAATGGTATTTCTAACGTTAGTCATAACTTGGTTTTCGTTAAAAGAAGTTCTGCCATTGGCTCCGCTGTCAGCGTAACCAGCTTGCAGCTTGGCAATATACTCTATAGCTTCGACGGGCTTTTTGAACGGCCTAAGCATCGACTCTATTTGAGAGTTGTTGTAGAATTTATCACCTACTTTCAACTTGTATTGATTATCTCTAGTGTCGAGCTCTAAGTTAGCATCTTGAGCTATTAGTGCATCTCTAAGCGCTTTAGCATCTTCATTTCCTTCTAAATCGAACATCTCTTCGGAGATCATACCACCATCAGCACTTATGGCATAAGCTTCTCGCTGGTCAACAAAGCCCTCGTAACTTTGCGCTTGCTTTTCAAGTTTACGCAACTCTATAGCCCTAGTTGATTTATCCCCGTTTATAAAGTTTTCTCTAGCTTCGCCCATCAACCGGTCGTACGTTACTTTAAATGCTTCATCGCTTAAGTGGCCTTGATTGTCCATTAAAACAGAAACAGCTTCATCGTACTGTTTTGCTTCTTCTTGTTTTTTTAACTCTTCTTTTTCGCGCTTTTCCTGTATAGCTCCAGAAACTTCAATGCTGGAAGATACTAATTCATCAGTGATTTTACTTACTCCTTTAGCTTTTGTAAGCAAACCACTGACTTCAGCTTGCGCTGCTCTACCAGCTCCAGAAATAAGTGTTGTGTCTACTGCCATGTTTTTTATTTTTAACCTTGACTGTTTATATAAGAACTACCAACACTAGCAACGTTGCTACCTATGCCTGAAATAGCATCTATTTGAGCTTGTTGCGCGGCGGTCTCGGCTTGAGCGTATGCCGCGTAGGTATTTTGACTCATACCTAATAACGTGCCCACTTGATCTCGTTCTAAATTTCTAGATATAAGTTCACCTTGTCTTTCGGCAGTCTGTAATCTAGCGGCCTCTTGTGCCGCCATGCGTTGATTCGCAGCTTCTTGCTGACCTATAGTCGCTGAAGCTCTTTGGCTAGCTATATCCCCTTGCTGAGCTAATTGTTGCGCTAATGCAGCTATGCCACTTCCACCCGCTGCCCCTCTAAGGGAATCAAGTATGTTGGCTTGTGACTGTTGAAACTGCTGCGCTTGGAATTGTGCTTGTTGCTGGTTAACAGTCAAGTCTTCGAACTTGTTTTCTTGGTTAAGGAAAGGATTAGACGTGTCAAGTGAAGCATATTGTGCTTTTAATTGATCCATCCTAACTTTTTCGTCTTGTGCTTTTGCCGCGGCTTCTTTTTTGGCCTTTCCAGCCATGATAGCTGAAGTTGTGCCTCCAGCTACCGCTAAGGTAGCCCCTGCTATTGCTATTCCTGCTAGTACAAATGACATTTATTTATTTTTAATATAGTTTTCATATTCTTCGTAGCTTATAGCCACCGTATTTCTTTCTATTTTGTCGACGTCCTGCGTATTAGTCGGATTTTGATGTATATTATACCACACAGAATCCTCGTTAGCCAGCAAAACTCTTTTTATACCTGGTGTAGATATGATAATACACGGCGCTATGTAATCGACAACTTCCTCTTCATTAGCTACAGTAACATGTCCTTCTGTCAAAAAGCACATATGCAAATGCTTGTGTATAGCTCCTACAACCGCGACACCTTCCTTCATAGTCATCTTACGTATATATACGCCATCCATAAAGTAATGTTCTATCGGTATAAGTTCACTGTCGTTTACTATTGGTTTGTCTTTGGTTCCGGCTACGATGTTTACACCGTCAGCCACGGATTTTAAATTAGCTTCTAGATCAAGCACTTGCTCTCTGAATCTAATTGCTATCTCATTATTATTCATTAAATTATATTGCTTAGCTAAATAATCACATTTTAGCCACCTTATTTACTGCTTTCAAACATCTCGGATGCCACGCTAAATATCTCCGCGTGGTTAGTATCGTTATTAGAAAACTTAGCCTCAGCGTAATAACCAAGCACCGAGTTAGCATTAACCTTGTTAGTTTTGCTAAACATTATAAAGTCGCTTGTGGATGGCGGTTCTGTAGAAGACTCTATAGTACATGTAACGTAAGTGTATTCACTTCCGTCAAGTATCTTTTTTACTGGACCTATTTCCACTATATTACTAGAACTTGTAGTAAACCCACCAGACGTAGATACTGGTACGTAATACACAATATCGCCAATCTGAAGAGAGGCGTTGATATTCGTGTTCGGAAACTTTATTGAAATATCTGGCATGTTATGCAGTATAAGTTACTAAGTTATCTAAGTCTAAATCAAATGTAACGTCGCTAGTGCCCCATTGATAGAACACCACTGTGTACTTGACTGTGAATGTGTTGGCTGGCGAGTTGATTGTCGTTGTAGCGTCTTCTATGCTTATGACATTACCACCAGCTCCTTGCGTACCAACAGCTGGCGACCAGTCATTAGCAAACACAGGATCTTTTATTTTAGTGAACGTACCGCTAGGCTTGCTAAAAGTAACCTCCACAGGTACTCTTCTACCGAAGTAAGTGGGTGTTACATTTTCAAAGTATGCTAATGCAGGCGCGGTATAGTCAGCTGCGTTAGCATGATAAGATGGTGTCAAAGAGTCTATGGTCAAGCTATTTGAACTCGTGTGTGTAAACGATATTCCAATATCTCCATATTGCTCTATAAGATTAGAGCTATTAACATTAGACCCAAGTGTCGTTGATCCACTGCCTGATATTGTCAAGTCGTATGTTTCACCGCTGCCGGCTGGGAATTTAACGTCGAAAGAATGTTTAGAATACCTGTATGGAAGACCTCGCTCTGTATCTACGGTTTTATTAGTCAATGGAGCAAAATCAGGTATCGTAGTATTTAATGCAACATTTTTTATGTCTAAGTTAAACGTGGCGTCAGATCTACCGTAAACCGTTATCGTCCTAATTTCACCTTTACCAGTTATCACTCCGCTTCCGTAATCAACACTGATTATAGTGTTTGGCAATACTTGTATAGGACTTGCCGCGCTGTATATATCTAAAACTAACACGTCACCAGGAGTATACGTTCTATTGCCAGTAAACACTAAATCAAATGTTTGTGAAGTTAAATTACCATCTGAATCCATGGTCGACGCGACTTGGTTTAACTCAAATAGCAAGTCCGCGTTTAAATGAGTTGGACACCTATTAAAATCTAAATAAGCGGCTTCAGTTATTTTATGAGAAGCATTAGCAGAAACAACTATTCTAGCTATTGCTATAGAAGTTCCAGAAACTATACCAGTCTTAGTCACCACTCCATTGCCGTCTACAGAACTTCCGTTTAAAGACGTAATACTGACAGTGGTGTTTGAGTCGACTGTATCTAAATCGACAACGACGTCTACGGTCGCAGAGTCTGCACCGTCAACATCATCAGTGCTTCCATCGTCAAAACCATCCTGCCATAATACGGCGCTGCCGTTAATATCAACTGATATTATCACATCAGCCGAAGATATAGCAACAGAGTTATTAAGAGTGACTGATGCTTGCACTGTATTACCTAAAACACCAGGGCTTGTAGTGTTTGAAAACACAACGTTGTCAACATTCGGGTTTGACCCATAACTAGCGGTAAAATCACTAGCTGAAACAACATAACCTGGGTTCGGCGTTATAGTTAAAACGACAGGACTAGTTATAGTCCCGCCGCCAACGCTATCGCCATCCTCTTCTATACTGGTATATGTAGAAATAGTATATGACATATTATTCTCCTTGTACTGTTAATGTATACTCTCTAATAAAGCCACTGTAAGCTTCATCAGCGCCGCTATCGTCGCTAAATATTCCGTACGCAAACCCTAACCCTTGTACGCTAAACTCGTTTGTATCTAAATTACTAAGTGTAGTTGCTTGACCTGTTATGTTATTAAACCACTTACCTTCCTTCTCTATAAACTCACTAACCTCACCACTCTCGAGGTTTGTATTTACATACTCACACCACCATCCAGCTTTATCTGACAAATTGTAGTACTGGCCATCATTTGCTACGACGTTGTTTCCAGCGGCATCTGTAACCGTCTGTTGGGTTAATTGTCTTATTCTTGCTTGAGTGCCTTCGTAGTTTAACGTTTGGAATGATTTTACAGAACCTGGAATATCATTGAGTAACACTGTTACAGAAGAATCATACTGCGTCCCGTAAAAGTTGTTCCTACTTGCGTTCTCGGCATAGTGCTTATATAACTTGGCTGGGTTAGCCGCGTCCATTTGTGAGCTAGCCGTAAAAAACATGCCATCTACAGTGGCGCCGGCATCAGCAACCCAAGACTTAAAAGATACCCAACCTTTACCAACTTCGTTAAACGTGACCGTCTTGTCCGTCTTGCCCTGTCCAGGATAATAATGTATAGAAACATTATATTCTCCGTTTACGTTATCCCACGTTCCCACGAGGTTGTAAGAGTCTTTTAAATTATCTCTAAACCAATCTCGCATACCAACATTCGATATAGGCGTAATACCATCTCTAGACAGTCTTAAAACAGCTCCTCTGGCGCGATCTGTGAAGTACATACGGAACTCGTCTTTGACCAAAGATTCTGGGTTGTTAGAAATCCCATAATCACCACCAAATGGAACTGCTTGACCAAGCACTCTATCAGTAGCCACAATGTTAGTGTTGCCGTCTGCGTTAAACAAAGCGTCTTTGTTAGAAAGAACCTTTAGTACACGATCTTCAGTAAATACAACAACATCAGTATCTCTAGTCTTAAGAGCTTGAATAGAGCCATATGTTGGATTTAAATCTTTAGTTATTTTTTCAGCTTGGTTGAACTCATTAAGTTCGTTTATACCAGAACTCGAGTTATATATACCAGAATATATGAGACCGTGCTTTCTACGTTCTTCACCGTAATCAGTGAACGTAGTTGACACTGTAACGCCGTTGTCAATTTGCTTAGCATTGAAATCATCTCTTATTCTATCAGATTCTATACCATTTCCGAAGCTGTAACAGTTGTGCCAAGAAAGCTCGACAGTATCTTTATACACATCTTTATAAATCTCATAGTAACCAGTCGGTCTAACAAACCTGACGTCTGAAGATATATTAGACGTAAGTGTTTCAGTTATTGTCACCACATTACCGGCTATGCTTTCTATTTTAGCACCAACTGGAATACTAGTGTTGTATACCTGATCGCCAACTTGTAACGAACTACTATCACTAACATTTATAGTGTCACTACCAGTTGCACCTTGCGCGGGGAGGGTGTAAGAAACTGCATTATTAAGAATCGCATTTGACAGCGCCATATTTTTAGCCACTCTTGCGTGGACCTTCATTCCTGATGGGTGCTCAAACACTACCTCATCTTCTTCAAAAAGATCTTTGAATGCAGTAGTATTATCCACGTCATTTTGAACCAAACGGAATCCTTCTTGGTGTGTTGATTTAACAACGCCGGTTGTAAGCAAGTTTATGGAACTATTATTCCTAACTATGCTCGTTATTCTAGATTCTTTAGGCAAGAAAGCATCTATAGTATCCTCCGTGATGCGCATTGGAAGAGATTCCGATGCTTCGTAGTACAAGTCAAGATCAACGTTTTCTTTTGGTTCAGTCTCAAATACGCCAGCGAAAGCTGGATCAACGTGCCTATCTTCAGTCCGCACGTATCTTTTGACGGTCTCTATCATTATGGTATTTCTACCATTATGCATGACGTGGCCCCGTGGATCGAATACAGCAGTATTGATACCTTCGTTCGTCGCGTTGCCTTGGCTATCTATTTTTCTGAACTTAAAGTATATGCTTTGCCTCAAACACGTGGCGTGGTCGCCTTGGCATGAGTTGTTACAAAGATCATTTTTAGCATGATTCTTGTGGTTTATACCTTGTTTTATCCCACCTATAATTTTATAAACGATTTGATTAGGATCGTTTCTAAATCTAAACAACGTCCCTACAGTGCTGAATTTAGCTTTAAACGTAGAGAACTCTCCCCATCCAGCGCTATTTTTACTTATATATAAAGCACCGTATGTGCCGTTTGCTGCGCCTCCAACGCTTAAACCGCCCTCGCCGTTAGTCGTGTGGTCACCTGTCAACGTCGAACCTGCATCGGTTGCTCTATATCTAATAAACGCTTTATCAATGAATATCTTAGCCCCGCTAGAGTTGTGTCCTTCCCAAAAGTCTTTAGATTTACCTACGTTATTCGAGCCTGTGGCGCCAGTATCGTTATTACATCTATCAAAACTTCCTGCGACTTCACCAGTGTCCCAGTCACTAATATAGTGTATACCGAAATTATACAACCCGTTTGTCCCAGAGTTAGGACCTTCGTCAGCCGGGTTGTTATCAACTGTTGAGTCCATATATCCTATGGGCCAAGCATCTTCAACGCCATAATATATTGAAGAGTCGTTTTCTACAGATAAAACTTTTGAAACTAACGTGTCATCTTTCTCTAGTTTAACAAAGAACTTTCCGTCAAACTCTGGCTTGTTTTCAACAATGTTATCTTTTATTTCAAAGTAATAATATATTTGAACGTTTTGAACGTTAACGTTATACTGTGATGCGTAAGCTTGACGTAAAGCGGCTTGCGCGCCAAACGGTTTCTGTATTGTCATTTTGCCACTAGAAGCCGCGACGCCTAAATATTCTGCGACTGGTGGCATGAATTTTGTTATTTTAACCCAACTAGTTTTAACCGTGTTACCTTCGTTAAGCGCGTCAGACGAACTGTCTCCAACTAATCTCACATATGGGGTTCCTTTAAAGTCTATTTCCCTTGAAAAACCCTCCCATTGCGCGAGCGCTAAATCGAACGTAATTGAAGACTGTAAGTTAGGATCAGTGTAATTATTATCAGCGTTATTATCGTTAGTATAATCAGTATTAACCTTGAACCTGCCCATCACGCGCTCATCTATTTTAATGTCGTCGGGCGCGTCATTTTCTATAGAAAGTATTTTGTATCTTGCTTTTTCAACAACGGCCTTGTTGTCACCATGCTCGTTTTTAAGCAATAAATATGTTTCCTCATCGACCTTGTTTCTGTCAGCTGAGTTGAACGAGATCCATACATTACCGTCTTCAGCGTTATACCATCTGCTCATCACAAGATTGTAGTATTCAGCGGAAGTTTCTTTAACGTAATACTTAAAATGAGTGGCCCAGGCAGGTGGTACTGAACTGTATGCATTAGAAGACCATACTTGACTTAAAGCGAAAGAATTAGCGTTGCTAGCCTCTGATTTCGGTATGTATAAATCCGAATTTGTCGTGCTAATTGTGCCGGTTCTACTAGTAATCCTGTGAGCACCAATCGCTATTACGGGAGTTTCTCTACCGTATGCGTCACTAAACACGATGCCGAATCTATACGTACGCATTGACTTCGCGGATTTAACAGGTGTTATAACACCTTCTGCATCCGAACTAATTATGTTGCTAACTAAGCTTTGGTTGAGGCCGATCTGCTTATTAATATCATAACCCTGTAAGTAATTGCCGTATAAAAGTCTATTTCCAGTCACCTCTTGAGCTAGAGCAGCTCTAGGGACATTATCCCACGCTCTTAAAATTTGATTAGACGGAACAGCCTTATGTATTAAGTCAGATGTTATAGAGACTTCGCCAACAGAAGTAATAGACCCCGCGGCATTTTGTATCCCGTCCCACTCGTCATCTTTGCCTCTTGTTATTGTCTTAATAACGTATACTACAGGCGAACCAGATGATTTATAAAGTATATCTACAGCTTTAATATCATAAGGCCGTTGACTTAAAGGCTGCATCCACCCTTTTATGGTCAATTGCTTAAGACTATTCACCATGCCAAGATTATAACCTTTGGCTGATGAATAATCGAATGGACTAGGTAAAAAAGCTATTTCCGTCCAAGGCGAAAACGAAGAATATTCATTATCTTCATATTTATACCTATATGCAAATCTAGGTAAGTCAAACTCAAACAAAGGTTCAGATTCCTGCAGAGATATTGTCCACTCATTTTCGGCAGCCGCAAGATTATCCGGCATAGATATTACGCGGCAAGCAATTTCAGAGTTTGATTTAGATTCTACGATAGCCTTTAATCTCTTAGGGACATCTACTTCTAATGGATTGTCGCAGTCAAGATATACTATATCGCTTTTGTATATAGAAACGCTTGGCGAACCTAAATTAATAACAATAATATCGCCTTCGCTCTTGCCAGTTAAATTACCAGTTGAAGGTTCTATAAAATTGGAGTCTTGCAAGGGCACTTCAGTATCCCCGTGACGGCTGGTACTTGACATTTCCAGTACTGGAGCGTTTAGCGGAGCTTTGCGTATAACGGTTATATGATCACGTCTCAACCAATCACGGTCTTCACTAACGTTATAAAACTCGCTAAAATTCTTTAGTTCTCCATTTGAAAAATTTTTCAACTGAAGTTTGGTGTGAGATGAAAAGCTCTCCGTCCCTTCTTCACACCTTTTTATATTTATTTTTTTAGGCTCGTGCTTGTTGTCAGTCCAAAATATAAAATCCTCAAGTATGTTAATACCAGTTATAAGTGTATCAGTTCTAAACTCTAAAACTTGCTCCGCTATAAACATCGCGACAGTGCACGTGGTAAGATCAGCATCTTGCCATTTGTTAAGTCTAATGTTGTTAGCGACAGTGTTTACGGACTCTATCACTGTTTTAGGCTCGAGCAAAGAAGCACCTGATGAAGTAAACAATCTTACTTCCATGCCCTTTCTATACTTGCTTGCGTCATCCACTGATATTGTAACAAAAGGACCGTTTTCGGTAAGACCACCTGACTTAGCATCAGCTGCAGTCCCCACTATCGCGTGTATATCAGTTACGATAGGATCAGTTGTGCCATTTGAGTTCTGTCTTACTATCAGATCTTTATATACTATCTCACCATCAATCGCTGAAGGATTAGTCGTAATAGGCGGAGATGATATAAAGAAATAAATGCAGTTAGCCTGCTCGTCGGGTATGCTAGCAACCACTCTGCTGCTAGTGCCGGTTTCGTTAGTCATGTAGCCTCCGTCGAACACTAAGGAATTGCCAAGCACGTTTTGAACAGTACCAGCGTTTCCTCCATCAGAGGTTTTTACTTGTATATTGTAAGCGTCTCTATACTCGCCGTTTGGAACAAGTCTTTCATCAAAGTCCTTGTTCATCTTACCAGCAAGAAAAGTATGTTTAATTTCTGGCATGCGATATTATTTTATTGGCTTGCTTTGACCTTTAAGAACCTGAGCGAACTCCTCTATCTTAATATTAGACAATCTTATCTTGGCTTTTCTAGCAGCCGCGAAGCGTTCTTTCTTGAATCTTTGAACCACGTATTCTGGCATATTGCTTCTAGCCGATATAATACCATACGCGATCCACTTGTATACCGCTTCTTCCGCAAACTTGTGTACCACCATCTCCGAATCAGTACCCAAACCGTCACTTATGTAGTGAAGCACAACTTTAACGCCAGCTAAATTAGATCCAAAGTGAATATAGCCAGTAGACTGATCTATATAGAAGCTACCGTTGTTTTGAGCGTGCTGTGGGTCTAAGCCGTAACGTCTACCGGTAGCGTCGTAAAACAACTCGTCAGTTTCAAAATCATCTGTTGTTGCCGCAACAAAATCAGTGGATTTAAATCTAGACCACGCCGTAGATTCGCTATTTAAGTCAAGAGCGCTATTAGTACCATTTGAGCCTGCTACTACGGTAGTAATCGTAAACGCGCTTACGGTGGTGTTTTCGTAAAAACTACTACCACCAATTTGGTTGTACGTTATGGTAACCGTAGGTCCTTCGCTAACAGCGGTATGATATTTACTTTGTTTATTTATAGCGGCTTTTACTGAAGCGGCGATAGTTGATGCCGTATCGTTATTAGCTATGTCAAAAAGTATTCTTTGAGAGCTATCCGAGTCATACCCAGTCAACGAGTCAGCATCTTTATTGGCTTCAACATATAAAGTTTCAAAAGCGCCAGTGGCTTCATTTAGGAATCTAAGCGAAAATTTATAACCGTCCTCGAAAGCGGCCTCGTTACCTACAACCACATTAACTACTCTATTAACGCCTTTATCAGCTATTTCGTACACACCGTTAGCGTCTTGCTTTATAGACGTGGGGTTAGACGTCTTTCCGGTAGGATACAACGTCCTCTCGATACCGTCATCTCCAACCCTAGTCAACTTAGTGTAGTTAACATAGTCTTGAGGCAATATCATTTTAAGCGTGTTAGGGACGGTTATTTCCTGCGCTTTAAATGACTTAAACGTATCATAAGAAAACTCTTGTATTGCACGCATGGCGTGATATTGCACGTCGTTTCTATTAACCTTAGTCAATAGTTTGCTTTCGCCGACGTACTGGACCATAAACCCAGTTATAATATCTCTTAAAGATACAAACTGATAGTTGCCGTAGTTACCAGAATTACCTGAATCGTAATACTGCTGCTCGTTTTGCGTTAAAAGTCCCATTAGTTATTATCTTCTACGGATTGTCTTTGTTGAACTTGAGACATGGTCTGGGCTAATCCTATCTTATTGAGAGTTATACCAGCCATTTCTGCTATCTTGCTAACTAATACTTCTTCTTCTGACCAATGAAGATCAAAATCTGACGAAACGTTTTGGTTGTATAATGCTTTTCCATTAACAACTACGTATGCCCAATTTGGATCAGTTGGTTTGTTGTAGAACTCATAAGAAAAAGCGGTTCCACCAGCTATCTGAGGCCAAGTTTTAACAGTATTAGCGTTTACTCTAGTATATATAGGTCTATCGGCTGTCGGTCTAGAAAGCGGATTTGAAACCAATAAGTTAAACTCAGCGGCATCAACTTCTTCAAACTCTACTCTATAACCACTACCCGTAGGGTACGAATAATGTATTGTTGAAAGTTTTATATCTGACTGCAAAGTCATAAGGCCTGATGCAGAGAACGTGCTACTTAAAGAGCTTCTATGCACATTAAGTTTCTCCGAGATCATATCCAGCTCATCGGAGTAGTTGCTATCATTTTTAGCTTTATGATAAGCCGTCTTAATGTCGTTAAAATAGTTATTGAATATTTCGAGCTGAGCTCTACTTGCTAACCTATTGAACTCTTGAGGTGTGATGTAACCTCTCTGTTCTTTATTGGCTAATACCAAAACCTTCTGGTATACGTCGTCTACGTTTACTGCCATGTCAATATTTTTTATAAGGAAACTGCTTATTCAGCCAATTCTTTCTTTTATCGCACCCGCAGTCGTCATAACCCATGGCTTCAGCAGCTAATTCAGCGAGCTGTTTAATGCCTGTGGCTTTAGTTATTTTTTCGACTGTATCTCCTAATCCTTTTGACTTCATTCGCTTTTATTTACTTTTATATAGTTACACGTAATGCCCTCGGGTTAGCACAAAAAAAAATAACCGCCTGGTGTAGACGGTTATTATTTTATGCAGACTTTTAACTTGTTATTGCCGCTGCTCTATTTTAGTTACATCTTCTTCGTTAAGCTTTTTAAGTTTTTTGTAGAAATCATTATAATCGTGCTTAAGCCTGTTCAACAGTCTTTTTTCAACTACGTGACCTCTCTTGCTTCCCGAAATAAGATGAGTGTAGCCAAGTTCATTTGATCTTTCAGCTGTTACCCATTCAAGGTTATCATCTCCAGCCACAAATTTTATATCAAATTTGTAATGCTTTAAAAAATAGTATAAATGAAACTGCTCGAAAATAAGTGACGAAAGCTTAAACGCATCTGGCTCTAAAACCGTGTTGTCAAAGTAATTTATATACTCATGGGCGTGTTCCGCCCATTCTTCTATAAATGACAAATCATTAAACCCCATTATGCCACAATTCACTGCTGCTACTTTACCATAGTCCACGAACGGTTTGGCCTTTTTAAAATTTTTTCCAGCATTCTTAGCCATACCCTCGTAAAACTGAAACGTAAAACCGTCTGTTTCAACATTTTGGAAGCAAGCTTGCGCTTTAAGAATGTACTCAGGTATTCTTTTAAACCAAAATACGTCATTGTCTACATGTATAAATGGCTCGGTCTGTTTTCTACAAGCCTCAATCTTGCCAATAGCCCAGTGATGACTATCTATATAGTTAATTTCATCCATAGTTACCACAACGGACTTGAATGGTATACCATACTTATTAATGATAAGCTCTTCTCCGGCTTTGTCGGTTACAAGCTCCGTGTTCTTAATCCATTTGCCGTTCTGTCTTAAAGAAAGATATAGTGACGCCATAAACATAGCTTCACTGTTAAACCCCACGTGCGTTCCTTCGGCAGGTTTGCTCCAGTGGCTATAAACAAGTTTATTTATCATGCTTTAGGTTGTCATACCCGATAATGAATGTTATATAATCTCCTGTGTCGTTGTCATAAGCGTTCATCCCAAGATTGTACTGATAATATTCTTTATTTGGGGTATGTCTATTCATCCACCAGTTGGCAACTCTATCGAGCATTATTTTAAGAGTTGGTATCATTTTATGATATGTTTGGGTTTATTGGGGATGGGATTCTATTTTCATCTTGCATGTACCAGCCTTGTATACCCTTTACAGTATCAACTGCAGCTGCAAGTTGTTCTTCGGTGTCAAAAACTTCTAAGTGCTCTTGACCTGTTTGGACCTGAGATCCTAATGCTAGGTATGAGTATGTCAAGGTATCAGCTGTAGTGTAGCATAAAAAGAACTTAGGCTCTGTTTCAGCTTTGTAAGTTTGGAATGTTCCGTCCATTTTTAATGTTTTAATTTAAGATCCTAAGCCACTGTCGGTTATAGTCCAACCGTAAGTGCCTGTTAATGTATTTCTCGCAGATTGTGCGGAAGAGTTGTATCTAATACCAGAAGCGCCTAGGGGAACATTTGATTGGATGTTTGGTGCTTGTGCTGCCCAACCTATTAAGGTATTAGAATAGTTAGTCGTTGACATGCCTGAACCACTAAACATATTGCTCATATAGGTTACACTACCAATGTTCCACGTTGAAAGATCTTGATTGAATGCAGATGCCTGAAAAAACATAAGAGACATATTAGTTACGTTACTTACATTCCAAGTTGAAATATCTTGATTGAATGCACGTGCATCATGAAACATACTAGACATAAAAGATACGTTACTAACGTTCCACCCTGAAACATTACCATTGAATGCATGAGCATGCCTAAACATAACGCCCATATTTTCTACATTACTAACGTTCCAAGTTGAAAGATTTTGATTAAATGCATATGCCTCATAGAACATATAACCCATATCAGTTACATTACTAACATCCCATCCAGATATGTCTTGGTTAAAATATGATGCACCCCGTAACGCGTTGCGCATACTAACAATCCCAGACACATCCCATTGATCAAGAGGCTGATTAAATGAAGTGTTAGAAAATGGTGAGTCAAAATAATTATACGACGAGGCGTCAAACGAGTTTAACGGTTCATTAAAGTCTTGTCTTAAACCAGTATATCCAGCCCAATCCGCAAGAGTCTGGTAATAAATAGTATTTATATTAAACCCACCTTGAAGCACATCGCCCCCGCCCCCATAGTAATAGTACTCATAAGACGCGGCTAATGAGGATTTGCCAGGCGCCGACGAGCGCTCCACAATTATGCTAATTGGATCGCTCGCCTTGCCTATAATTGTTCCTAGTCCTAGCATTATTAAAAAATCACGCTATGTAAGCAAGCGCAGTTCCTGACGTTAAAGTAACACTTGTAAATGGCCCATAGATTGCCATTCCAGCCGGGATAGTTATACCGGTAAGAGCATCACCCTTTTTGACGGTAACAGTAACCGCGGTGTCTACTAAAGCCTGAATCGCCACAAATTCGCCGGTCGCGCTGTCTGTTCCAGTTAAATATTTAAAGCCATGTTGCCCTAATACCGCTAAATGGAATCCAGCAGGAGATTGTAAATTACTACGCATTATTTTTTATTTATTCTTTTAATCTTTTTTCAATAGACGTTAAAACCTCCATGCCCTCATCTGTTTTAAACCAAGCGGCTAAAGCTGAGTAAGGATGCTCATCGAAAGGCACAGTCATAAGCTTTCTATTTGTAGAGCCCCATGAGAAGGTTCTATTATCTCTAGATAAAGTAATCACGCCTTTTTCAGTTGCTTTTACGCCTATATTTCTAAGGTGAACGTTATCGTCGTTCATGAGTTCTATAAACAAAAGAGGGTTTCTTTTTGCAAATATGAACAAGTCTCTCTTAAGCTCTTTAGAAGACATACGATCAACTTGCGAACCTATTTCAACGCGCATGATAGCTTCAGCTTGTTCCACGTCCATAGATGCAGCTGCATTTAATGCTTCGAGTTCTAATTCTATATTAATAACCTCGTCAGCTGCGACCTTAACATCATCTCTTTCAAAGTATACAGTACCCTTATATGGATGGTATATACTGAGTAATTTTTGAAGTGTCTGCAAGTTTTTAGGCACCATTAAAACGCCGTTTCTAAACACAACGTGCTCAAGCGTTTTAGGTCCATTCATCTCGTCAACAAAAACGGTTTTTTGATTTCTAGTGTAAAGCAACTCTCTTTCGTAACCTTTGTCTTCATCAAAGTAATAAATGTCTCTACACTTAAGTTTAAAAGACAAAGGCGATAGATCATTTGCTAAATAGTAAAATCTATCTTTAATTTCCCAAGAAGGCTTTTGAGCTTCACGCGATACTCGATAATCAACCGGCTTGCTAACTTGCTCTACTTCTTGTTTAACTAAATTATCCTGATTTTCCGTAGAATTTTTAGTTGTAGTGGTTTTTCTTTGTGCCATAATAAAATAAAATTAAAAAAATAAAATAAAGGGGAGACGAATCTCCCCTTTACGTAACAATAATTACTTCTGCAACAACATAAAGTTATTTGCACCCTGCACGACCAAGCAACGCTCAGTCAAGAAATGCATTTCCATAGCGTCGAGGTCAGACGTAGATGCTCCCACAGAGCCAGTGGTCCAAGTCTTAAAGCGACGATCATCCATCTGGGAAGCTCTGTAACGAACGTGCAAGAATGGACGACGCAAATTGCGACCGAGGCTTTGGTCATACACAGAGGAAGTTCCAGCAGGAACCATAACTCCGCTTATAGGGCCATCAGCGCCACCATTTGCCGCGGTGACGTCAAGAATTCCGCCGCGAGTAGATTTGTCGTTCAAGTATTTCCAGTCGGACTTGTAGAAATCGTAAGAACCTCTACGGAAACCGGTGAAACCTAAGTTTAAAGCCATATCGCGATCGTTGTCAAACACACCGTAACCAGATCCAGCACCTGTGTTGCTTCCGGGAAGGCCAGCGAGCATGTCGTCAACAGCGAGAGCTTCATTTCTATTTAAGAACAGCATGTATTCTTCAATAGCGCCTTGCTTATCAAATTCCTTAAGGATTGAGTCAAACTCAGTGAGGCTGAGACCACCATATGATATATTACCTCTGTCTTCAATAGCGGCGAACAAACCTTCAGTACCTTTCATGCCCTCACCTATAGCGCCAGAACTAGGGGCAGCTTTTTCAGCTTCAACTAAGGTCATTTCGCAGTAGTCAGTGAAACGAGCACGAGTATCACCAGCGGCTTTCAAGTACCACAAGTAACCATTTTGGCCTTCTTCACCAGAAACCTCAACCCAACCGATTTGAGAAGCATCAGACCCAGAGATCTCGTACAAGTCCTTCATAATGATAGGCGAGTTGGTCAAAGACTTGAACCCAGGTTGATTAGCGTCAGTGCGTCCTTGCGTTCCTTTCTTAAACTCAGAACCGAAGACAAACACATTTAAGGGCACTGCGTTGCTGTTACCTAAAGCAGCTGTTAAAGTAGCATGCGTGTAAGGCTTAACCGTGATGCTTGTTTCGGTACCAGGAGTATTTGTCACTGCGCTAACATAACACTTAACGGTGTGAGTGCTAGACGTAACGACGACCGTGTCTCCAACGCGCACGCCGTGGCCCGCTTCGCCGCTGGCATCAATGCTATTGCCATCAATGTCATCAGTAAGGATAATTTTATCCGTGTTGGTAGATTGATCGCCTTGGTAAGAAAGATGCAAACGACCTTGTTCAGACCAAATTACCTGGTCGGCGGTCATAGCCTCTTCAGCACCGACCATCTCAAGGAAGCCAGAGATAGAACGATTACCAAAAACTTCTGCTTCTTCTTCCATCAAGTCAGGAAGGTATTGTTGAGCCCAACCTTTCGTGGTCGCGCTTGTAAAGTCAATGTAGTTGCTGCTAAGCGTAACTTTATTGACAGATGGGGTGGAGTTTAAATTTCCTCCGTTTACAATTGCCATTTTGTTTTAATTTTAATGGGTTATCTTTTTCGTTTTATTTTGAAATCACGAGCAGAATCTCCTACAACCCTGTATCTAACACCTCCAACGTTGGTTTCGCCGTGCACTTGCCTAGCGTCCGTGTTAACGTTTTTAGCTTTAGCGACAGAGTCCTTAATAGCATCAGCTCTGCCTTGTTCGTAGAAATGCTGAGCTATAGCATCCGCGTTCATTGCTGTATAGAGGCTCTTATGGTACCCAACGGCATCTTGAATTTTTTTGTCTTCACCGGCAAACTTGTCGATGAAATTGTTGATGCTCATCTGCGTATTTTTCACTTCCTCTGCGTTTTTCACATTGAAGCGTAACTTTTTATCTCCAACTTGGTAATCGAAACCTTCGAAACCGCTGTTGAAAACCTCGTTAGTCTTCTGCTTAAACGCGTTAGCAAATTCCTCAGACAGTTTTTTCTGCTCTTGAGTCTCTTTATTATATCTATTGAAAAAATCTACGGCCTTCTTTTGGTCAGCACTAAGGTTGTCCGTGGCCTTGATTTCTTCGTAGTATCTGTTCTTTTGGTTTTCAAGGTATTTACGAGCCTCAGCCTCTTGTTCTTTAAGAGCTATCTTCTTCTTTTTAATGTCTTTCTCGTCGTCTAAATCTTCGTCAAAACCGAAAGTCTCTTCAATAAGGAATTGTCTTTCTTCAGCGGTCAAGTGAGGCTTGGTGTCTTTGTAGTACTCGTCAATAACGTCAGAGGTATCTAAGGTTTTTATATCTCTATTAAGTCTAACGTAATCATCGAGCGTACCACCAGTCTCGTTCATAAACTCTATAAGCTTTTGAATCCCCTCTGGAAGTTTAGCCTCGGCTGTTTCATTTACAACCTCGGCTTCTTCCGTCACTCCTCCTCCATCCAGTTGTTCCTGTACTTCGGCTTCCGGCTGTACTTCTTCCTCGGCTGCACTGAGCTCTCGTGTATCTCCATCTCCTTCATCCACAACTTGTCCGTTTGACTCGTCTTCTTCAGTTTCATTGTTAATTGGTTTAGATAAATCTACTTTATGGATTGTTTCCTCTGGTTTACTTTTAAATGGCGCAACTTTTACTTTTGTTACATTAGGGTCTTTTTCCACCTCTTGAATCACTTCTTCAAGGTCAGTTTGTTTGTTTTGGTCCATAATAAAATATTATAAAATTTGACTTATGGCAGGAAACGTTGTGTATTCGCTCCTCCCGTAACTATATCATTACCTGATGATTCGAAACTTTTAATCTTTGCTTGGTCACTTGCTTCAGACTTCTGCATCTTAGAATTTAAATCAAACTCAAATTGCATAAGCTTCATCTTGCCTTCTATCTCTTGCTGCAAGTACTGAGACTTGAGCTGAGCCTTTGTCTGCTCGAGTTGTACTTCTGACTGCATCTTAGCTTGGTCTTTCTGCATTTCAGCTTGAGCTGCCACTTGCTGCGCTTGAGCGTTAGCCTGTGCTTGAGCTTGAATATTCTGCTGTTGCATTTTCTGATCGCGCTCCATTTTCTGCTTGCGCTTAACCTTAAGCATCTGGTTAGCGAGCTTGATGTTTCTTATCTGCCGCACATCAATAGCGTCATCCAAGTCTATAAGCTTCTGCCCGAGCGCGACCTGTATGTTGTTTTCTAATTTAGCCGCTTCTTCTTCGTCTGGCAATAGTTCGATAAATATACCGAAGTCTCTAAGGTGTAACTCAGCCATTTCCTCAAGCGTAGCTACGTTATGAGCACCTATAGAGCTTATGAACGCTTGCTTGGTTGGAGAGTACTCAATTATATCTGAAACTCTAAGCGATAGATTTTCCGCAACCTCAGCCGTTATGTAGAGCATCGACTGCAATATATGTCTAGTTGCGGTATTAGAGTTTGCCGCGGCAAGCTTTTGAATACCGACAAGAGCGTTTTTGTCTGGCATACTACCATCTCTAGCTTCATTAAGACCCGTCACATCACGGATCATCTGCAAGTAGTAGTTGTAAGTGCTAACTAAGCTCTGAAGCTTGTTAGACCCAGCGCCATTTTGAATTTGCTGGATAGGTACTTTGCCAGGGTTCATATCACCCTCGGACGTAAATGATCTACCGATAACAGAACCTGTTTGGAAGAACATATTAAGTGCTTCCTGCGGGTTGTAGCTTGTGCCATTACCAAGATCAATCTCGGCTAAACCGTCAGCGTCCAAATACACACCGTCAGGAACCATGCGGTTCATCACCTGCTGTATTTTCAAGTGAGTAAGCTGAATCATATCCGCAAAACCGGTGATGCGATTAACAAGGGAGTCAATCTTACCATCGTACATATGTGGCGCGGTGATTTGATAGTTCATCTTAACTTCACCGAAGTCTGATTGCGTACGCATCATATTAGGCGCCATATTCCACTTTAAAAGCTTTCTAGCACCCAAAACCATTACTCCTTCATAAAGAACCTCTAGAACTCTATCTAAACGGCTAAATTCACCCTCCATATCAGCAGGTGGATTGAACGTGTCGTCTTTAGGTATAACTTTATCAGCTCCTGAGCCAGTCTTCTTAAGTTTGTAAACGTCGTTCGCGTGAGTCTTGTAATTGAAGTACAACACGTGAACCATATTGCGGTCACTGTTATTTCTAACGTTGATAATATCGTGAGAACCCTCCACAATCTCTTCAATATCTGATTCGCTAAGATTAGGGAACTCCTTTACAAGCTCGTTAATAGGTATTTCTTTTACCTCACCAACGTAGTATATGTCATCAAAGTATGGAGACTTTGTGTATGAGTAGACCAAGTTAGCAGGGTCGACGTATTCTACAGTAACCCCGTCTGAATAGTTGAAGTTAGTTTTAGTAGCGCCTATACCTAAGATAGTAAGGTCGTTCAAAACTCTACGCCTTACAAGGTCGTAATCGCTGGCGTTAAGCAGCGTGTTGATAGCTTGCTCTTCTGCTAATTCTACAGCTTGTTTATACGTAAGCTGCATGTGTAACGCAAGTTCTTCTTCTGAACCCGGTACTTTATCTTTATCATTCTCGTAAAGGTCCATGTTGAGACGTTGAGCCGCTAAGTCGTTAAACTCACGCGACTTCATATCTCTAATCATAGACTCCATATAAGCTGTCCGGCGTTGTACACCGTGCTTATCCTGAGAAAATGCATTAATCTCATAAGCGCGTTGCGACATGCCGTTAACAACAATATCGACGAACTTAGAGATAATGGGTACTGGTTTCCAATCGAGGTTTAAGTAGCTTAAGTCACCGTTTATAGAAAGTTCGTTCTTGTACTTATCTATAGATTGTTCACCTCTTGCGTAGAGGCGAAGTTGGTGGTACTTATTATAGCTATTGTTATATTTGTTAGTAGTACCGGTAAACCACTCGCCCTCGATAGCTTTAGCTACCTTGAGGCCGTAGTCCCAGCTCATTTTTTCAATATCACTAACCGCTTGCGACGGAAAGCTAGTTACAACAGACTCTGCCATATTATGCTTTTATTAATCTTGATGTCGTTCCAGTGTTATTATATTTAGATATGGTTAAGTTGAGCGGATCTCTTTCGCGATCCTGGTTTGGGGCGTATAACTGTCTATTGCAAGCCATAATAGCTAAGCCTGAGCTAATAGAAGCGTCGTGCCTGGTTCTTTGGTTTATATTAAATCTTGCCCAATCGTTTAACGTATCATTAAAATACATAGTACCATATCCATCTTCAGTCAAACCGACGTGGTCATTAATATACATTTCAATAGCGGCCGCGTGTGCCTGTTTTATATCTTCGCTAGAGTTTGGTATACCTCCAACCTCTTTTTCGGCTACTGACAACTTATTCCACACCTTGTCTGGCCTATTCATACTAAAGCCTCTATATCCTCGTCTGCGCAAGTAATACAAAAGTCTAGGTTTATTGTTCTCAGCCAGCAATGGCATACCATAAAATACCAACGCCATTAACACGTCTTCAAAAAATATCTCAGCGGTTTGTGGTCTTGCTATATACTCTAAAAAGAAGGTATTTGCAGGCGCGTCTTCCATGGAAAACTTGGTTAAGCCGTGCAAAGCACCTTTTGATCCTCTATTATCTACGGTTCCAGATATATCGTACGAGTCGCACCCAAATGCCCCCACGTGTTCGTTACCAGGATACCTCACTCCATTCTTAAGTATAACTCTATTTTGCATCTGCACGTTTGGAACCCAACTAACTTTAAACCTGCCATTAGGGTCAGGGTTAAATATAACCATTGTGTCCTTTACGCCGTTCATCCATTGGAAATTACCAGTGGTAAGAACATTAGAGTTTCTATTTCCTTCGTTATAATCAATCTGCTCGTAAATCTTTACAAGATTAAACAAGCTATTTTTTGTCTCGTCTCTAAAGGCGTGCTCCTCAGTGCGAGGGAACTGCCTGTAAAATTCATTCAAAGCGTCTTGGTCGTCTTTCAAGCCTTCTGCCTCATTTTCCCAGTGATCAATGACGCCATAATCTATATCGTCGCCGTGCGGTCCTTTGCAAGGAACTTCAGGCGTTTCAAAAACAGGATACCCATACTCATCGATAAAACCTTCATAGTTCCATTCCATGGGTATGAATAACGCGTAAAGGCCAGACTTCGTCTGACCGTTTCTATTTCTCTTAGTGACGTCAGAATCGTAGTACATATCCTTAAAGTTCTGACCACCCTTATCAAGAGCGTTCGACGTAGAACCCATCATGCACTTACCGACTATTCGGCTACCAAGTCTAAGACAAGTTTTAGTTACCCGCCAGTTATTCTTGATGTTGTCTGGCTTCTCCCACTTGCCACTTTCATCGTGTACAAGAAGTGCTAGCTTTTCACCATCATAACTATTGTCTCCAGTATTTTTCCAGTCGATAGTAGTGTCAAGACCCTGCACGTCGTCAACAGCATCTTTTTCCTTCATCTTCTTTCGAGTGAATTTTTTAGCTGGAACACGATACGCAAGCTCCGACTTAGGACGGTCCATACCATCCTGTATCGGCTTGAAAAAGAACGGGTAATTCAAACTTATCGGCACTACCTTATCCGTGAACATCTTTTTAGCGTCACCTCCGGACTTGGATAGGATACCAAATCTAGAATCACTTGCAAGAGTAGCTAAATTAACGGTTTCAGCTGAGCTCATAAAAGAGAAGCCAGATCGTCTGTTCTTTAGATAGCACATACCATAACTCCGAGAATCAGCTTTGCACGCTTCCCAGAAAATAAAGAACAACCTGTTCGCTTCGCGGAAGTCAGGAGCGCCAACGTCAATTTTGCTCCACTGGAGATACATATAGTAAGACCCAGGTATCCAAGTGGGTGTCCCATTATTGGCAAACCAAAACCCTTCTTCTCTACGTCTAAATTCTTCATCTATATAAGCGTAATGTCTTTCTTGAAACTCTTCTGGAAACTGTTGCCAGTCGAATACTGTTTTAATATTCTTAAATGCAGGATTTTCAGGGAACTGCTCCCACTTCTGCTCTTTTTTATTTTTGCTACGGGTGTATACGGTTTTAGGCGCTAGAGGCAAGGCTATATGTAAGCCTTGTATATCTAGCACCTCACCTATTTGACCGGTTTTAGATATAACCACTACGTCGTGTTCTTTGTTATATCCGTAAGCCCAGCTCTTACTCTTATTAAGCCTGTTTAAAGTATTAAGCCTAATAGGCTCTATAACTTTTACTAAGTCTTGCTTATACATTATTTAGATCTACCTTCGGCAAACCCTCGAAACACAGGTTTGTCTTCTTTTGGTCTTTCTTCTTCATTAAGCATAGCCTCTTCTTCCTGTATCCGAGCTAAGATCTCGAACGCATCGAAGATAGCAAGCTTCTTCGTGGCGGCAGCATTCTTGAGTCTGTCAGCTGAAATATCATCGTCAGAATCAACGATAGCCTCTTCAGCCACTTTAATTAACTCGTCCACTGCTTTCTGCCCAGCGCGGATTATATTCCTCTTCGTCTGTTTTATGTCCATAGTCTATCGTTATAAATCTATTATCTATATTGTATAGCCTATTGCCACCTAGTACGAATTCAAACTCCATATTTGGTCTAAAGCCTACAACCGAACCAATTTTATGAACGCCGTCGCTATACACTACGACGCCTTTAAGTTGCTGTTCAGTATCCGTGGTTAGTTCGTCTTTGGATTTAAACGGTTTTACGAAAGTGAATCCCGGCATGCATTTCCATTTACCATCATCCTCGTACATATACACCTGCTCTTCATGAGCTATGTATTTATCTTCTGCTAAGAAAGATCTTGAATTTCTTTCGCGGCCTTTGATGTCGTACCATCTTCTAAAGATGTTATGATGGACAACCACCTTCTGCCCGACCCGTAAATGTGTGGCCTTCAATATAGGAACTGAAACTATTTCAGCCACCCTATTGATGTATTGATGATTAGATATTTCTGTATTTAAAATAAGGTCCTTGCCGGGATCGACTTGGACCTTATTGTTATATCTATCCCCAACAGGTTTTATTACGTAATCGTAAGGAGACTTCATTAGTATTCTAAGTTGTATTCAATAGATATAGCCATGTTTTTGTTAAAGTCCTTCCATGGTATAACCATGTCGTCTTTCTTAATAAAAACGCTGTACTTATCTTCTTCCTCGATTATATCGCAAATTTTATGACCACCATAGACTTCTTGCCCAACGGCATAGTGCATAGAGTCATGCTTGTAGTCTTTACCTATTGTGATCTTACGAATTATATTATTCTTCATCTTTTTCCTCCGGACGAGTAATCGTGCCGTCGGTCAAGCTCACATCGAAGGTGCCGTAGGTCTCCTGCAGCTTGTTTTGCAACAATATAATCTCATCATTAGCTTGAGCAAACGCGTGCAATGCAGCGTGCTTCTGCGTTTCAATCTTACCGATTTCAAACTGAAGTCCGTTAACCCTGTTAACAGCTCCTTGGAGCTCTTTCAACTCCTGTTCAGTGATCTTTTCCGCCTCGGTGTTTAATTCAATTGTTTTAGACATAATAAAATAAAATTAGTTATTGTTTTTACTTGATGATCCACCAAAGAAAAAGTCGATGATGGTGTTTACTTTTGCACTCATAGCGCCGAACACAGTGGATATAAAACCAATTTCATATTCACTTAAATCAACCGTGTTCAACACAAAATATTGGAACATAACGTACGTGAGACCGAAGTAAGCTACCGTGAATAACGTCGCGAGAACTTTTTGAATAATAGCGTCGTCTTGATAAAGATTTCTAGCGCTGATTCTGTCCTGGACTTCTTGCTCGAAAGCTTCTTTCTCCGCTTGGAGTAGTACCTTCTTAAGCGATAGCTTAGCTTCTTCACGTTCTTTATCCGTTGTGATAACGGCGTCGAGTATGTCGTCGGCGTTTTCAAGAACTTTACCGAACAATGACCCTACTATACCGTTAATAGCCACAGCAACCTCCTCTCATTTTACTCTCGACTTTTGAAAGCCGCTTACCAATACGGTCACGCTTGCCGTACTTGCCCTTATCGTGGGCTTTTTCCATCTTGTCTTCAAGTCTGTAAGCTCTTTGAGCCATTTTCTTGAAGCTGTTGGTCGGTTGCTTATATGCCATGATTACTTGTTTTACCTATCGGGATCTTTGATCATATCGTCGATAGCTTTGTTCATTACCTTGTCCGTGTAGGACTTGTCTTTGTAGAATACATTGGCTTGTGTCATAGGTATATCCTCTTCACCAAGCAATATCCTGTATATTCTACTTATAAGATGATTACACTTAAACGAGGTTTTGTAAACTGAGTACATGATTGTTGTCCTGTTCCTGTGACGCCAAACATCTATCCATCCATCTTTTCGTAATCTTTCCCAACGCTGCTTATCCCATGAATAAGCATATACACCATTGATAAAATCATCCCTTGTAAAGCGCTCTAATGCGTTTAAATATATCAATAATTCTAAATCCGCGTCTTTCAAGTTATTCTGCTTACAAGCCCATTTTCGTACTAATCTGTAGTATTTAAATAGCTTCGCGTCCTTGATGTCATCTACAGTGATTCTCATTCAATTACTACAATGTCACCCACTCTAATTACTCGATAAACTTTTTCTTCGTGGCTTATATCCCATCCGGCACCAGTTAAGTACCTAATGACACTGCCTTCTTCTAGTTTACCGAACTCATCAGGTCTGCTTATAATTCTACCTCTAGATATTGCAGCCTCGGTGTCGGTGGATTGCGTAACGATGAGACCAGCGATTTTCTTTTCAGATTGCTTAATCTTCTCTATTACAACATAGTTATTTATCGCCTTCATTTACTCTTACATTTGATATTACACAATCAGCTGACATGATAGTTAAAGCGACGCTCACTGCGTTTTTAAGAGCCGTCTTGGTCACAAGCACTGGGTCTACAATCCCGTCATTAACCATATTAACCTCTTCTCCAGTTACCACGTTCACACCTATACCCTTAGTATCAGGCAACCCGTCTAAATCGTAGCCAGCATTAGTCATGATAGTGTAGAATGGTGCTCTAATAGCCGAAGATAAAATCTCAGCTCCAACTGATCGCACATTCATCTCTTTCGATGCGTTCAGTAATGCCACGCCGCCGCCTGGTACGATACCTTCTTTTAAAGCCGCCTTAGTTGCGTATATAGCATCCTCCACCCTATCCTTCTTCTCTTTTAAAGCAACCTTGGAGCCAGCACCAACGCGAATAACGCCAACGCTACCAGAAAGAGTAGCCAATCGTTGCTCGAGTTTCTTTTTGATATATCCATTTTTCTCTTTAGCTATTTGACCCTGCAGCTCATCAAGCCTAGCTTCAAGCTCGTTAGTCATGTCGTTTAATGTAAGCACAGTGGTCTTATCATCTGTCACCGCCTTCTCTACGACACCAAGACCGTCTACATTCATGAGATCTAAATCATCTCCAAGCTCTTCGTTATATACCGTCGCCCCAGTGAGTACGCCTAAGTCTTCTATAGCGTCTTTTCTTGTTGGACCAAAGCCAGGCGGGTCGATAATATTGACCTTGATATTGCCTTTAACCTTGTTCATAAGCAAAGCGCTCTTTACTTGCTGTGATACTGGAGCGACGATAAGTAATGACCGATTGCTCTTAATAACATGCTCCAATATACCTTGGATCTTGCGAATATTAGGTATCTCAGACATGCAAGTTAAGACATATGGGTTGTCCAGCTCTGCAATGTGCTTCTCCGTATTTGTAACAAAATGTGGGGATGTAAGGCCGCAGTCAATCTGCGCGCCATCAACGACGTCTACGTACGTGTCTTCAGTTTCACTCGTCTCCATAAGTACGACACCGTTCTTACCTACCTTTTCGTAGGCCTCAGCGATAATAGCTCCGAGCTCTTCGTCGTTGTTACAGCTGATAGAAGAAACTGCTTTAAGCATGTCTCCATCAACCTCTACGGCGATAGCCTCTAAATAGTCTATTACTTCGTGTAAAGCTGCATTCACCTCGTCCTTTACGCTACGTATAGTAACGCCTTTGCTTGTAGCTTTAGATATTTCTTTGATAAGGGCTTCAGCAAGGACCGTAGCCGTGGTAGTTCCGTCACCGGCTTCTTTGACTGTCCGCTG